ATGGTCATCCTCCAGAAGATAAATCTTTTTACCCAGAACCAGCGCCCAGTCGATTTCCTGCTGAACACCGGGAGATTTTTCCCAGTCCTGAAGGCAGTGGATTCCAAGGACATCTGAATGTTTAAGAAATTCAAAATCCCTCGTCATCCACCATTTATTATCGCGCTTATGGCCCCTCGCTTCAAAACACAGGCCATAGGTGATGGGGGAAAATATCCAAATGCCAGCATCCAGAAGTTTCATGGTCAGATCGACTGTTGCCGCCGCACGCTTTTTCTTTGTTCTTGGTGTTGTCATTCCTCCCGAGGAATAAGGGGATGCAAGGTACATCAATCCACCCTCCATCTCCGCAGCAAGCCGCAAAAAGGACGGCGATGGGATTTCACTGACGTTGATGAGCGGAAAGTTTATCTGTTTGTGGCTTTCTCCGTTACTGGACATGGGCACCTCTAAATATATGAGAATATAGTAGTAGCATATTTTGTGTGGCAGTAAGGATTTTTTGTATATATTTCCTGGTCAATATTTGTTGACAGAAAATGTCAACTCCTTCAATATGCTAAGACTTAGCGATCTTATCGAGTTCAGGGTACTCGAAAAAAACATCCTTGCATCATAAATTCTTTGAGAGGAGCGTCTTCCCCCTTTAGGCGCTCCTCTTTTATTTAAGGGGAACCAACGGGAATATGGCTTATAAAAAAGGCGATTACGAGAAATACCACAAGAAGAAGAAGGCAAAGCAAGCGCGCGCCGCCCGCAATAAAAATCGCCGAGAGGCAATTCGCAAGGGGAGGGTGAAAAAAGGCGATGGCAAGCATATTGACCATAAGGATGGTAACCCTAAAAACAATTCAAAAAGTAATTTAAGAGTTGTTTCTGGGAAAGAAAATCGTCGGAAACAAAAGAAGCCCTTGAAACGTGTCACTTGATCTTCAGGTCGAAAAATATATTGACCGCATAACCTCTCTTCCCATCGAAGAGCAGAGACAGATACTTGGTCTTTTCGAGGGATTGGACAGGGCAACGGAAAGGGAGAAGCTCTACAAGAGATTCATACCCTTTGTGCGGAAGATGTGGCCCTCTTTTATAGAGGGGGATCATCATGCCATTATGGCTGATGCTTTCGAGCGCGTGGCAGATGGCAAGCTCAATCGTTTGATTATCAATATGCCGCCACGGCATACCAAGTCGGAATTTGCCAGCTATCTTCTGCCAGCGTGGTTTGTGGGAAGATATCCCGAGAAAAAGGTTATTCAAACAGCCCATACCGCCGAACTGGCCGTGGGGTTTGGACGTAAGGTGAGGAATCTTGTTGGAGACGAGGGTTTTCAGGAAATATTCCCAGGCGTGAAGCTGAGGCAGGATTCAAAGGCTGCTGGCAGATGGAACACAAACTCGGAAGGTGAGTATTTTGCCATCGGCGTCGGTGGCGCGGTAACTGGTAAGGGCGCTGATCTTCTTATAATAGATGATCCGCATTCCGAGCAGGAGGCGAGATCGCCCGATCCCGCGATTTTCGACCCTGTTTATGAGTGGTATACCTCTGGACCCCGGCAGAGGCTCCAGCCTGGAGGAGCCATTGTCGTTGTGATGACGCGCTGGCACCAGCGCGATTTGACCGGGCACCTGTTAAAAGCATCGCATCAACGCGGCGGTAGCGATGAATGGGAGATTATTGAGCTTCCAGCTATTCTTCCAAGCGGTAAGTCGCTGTGGCCTGGGTATTGGAGTAAAGAAGAGCTTGAAAGGCTAAAAGCCGAGTTACCTGCCGGTAAATGGTCGGCACAGTATCAGCAAGACCCCACCGCTGAAGAGCAAGCGCTTATTAAGCGTGACTGGTGGAAGAAATGGGAAAAGGACGATCCCCCATCCTGCAAGTTTATTATCCAGTCGTGGGATACGGCGTTTTTGAAAACAGAGCGGTCAGATTATTCAGCTTGTACGACATGGGGCGTGTTCTACAAGGAGGACGATACGGGCATCGATAATGCCAATATCATTCTCTTGGATGCGTTTAAGGACAGGATGGAGTTCCCAGAGCTTAAATCGGTGGCACAAAAGATGTATGTCAAGTGGGAACCCGATGCCTGCATCGTTGAGGCAAAGGCAGCAGGCTCTCCGCTGATTTTCGAGTTACGGCAAATGGGTATTCCAGTGGGTGAGTTTACGCCTTCACGCGGGAACGACAAGATTGCCCGCGTCAACGCTGTGAGTGATTTATTTGCATCGGGGGTTGTCTGGACGCCCAATAAAAACTGGGCAGAAGAGGTTATCGAGGAATTTGCGTCATTTCCTGTCGGAGAGCATGACGATCTTGTTGACAGCAGTACGCAGGCACTTCTGAGGTTCAGACAGGGTGGATTTGTCAAAATTCCATCGGATGAGGATGAGGGGGAGTTTACGCCGCGCCGCGCGGAATATTATTAAATAACAAGAGGTTGTTTGCATGGCGCGATACACGGACGAGGAATTGTTTGCTGTAGTTGAAGCACAGACGCAGCATGGAAGTCAGCGTCGAGCAGCCCGCGCATTGGGATTAACCAGGGCTTCCTTCCGCCGAAGATTGGATGAATTTAAAATTCGTTCTGGTGAAGATACTTTTTTCGATCCACAGATGTCTCAGAGTTCCGAGTTTTTCATCGACAAAGACGAGTTGGTGGATGAGACGGCGGATTTACAGGACATACTTGTCAAGCGCCGCGCTGAATTTAAAAGAAGGCAGGCGTCTGAAAGGTCTCGGTCTTTAATCAAATGCAAGGTGCGGCTGGATGGCCCTATTGGCATTTTGCACATGGGAGACCCTCATATTGATGATCCAGGCACATCGATTGATGCGCTTGAACATCATGTGAATTTGATAAAAGACACAGAGGGATTGTTTGGAGCAAATATTGGAGATTTAGCCAACCACTGGGTTGGCCGTTTGGCGCGTCTTCATGCACATCAGACCACCTCCGAAGCGGAAACATGGTGTTTGGTGGAATGGCTGGTAACAAGTATTGACTGGCTATATATTATTGGCGGAAACCATGATCTCTGGGTTGGTGATGGTGATCCTATCCAGTGGATGGTTCGTCGTCAGTCGGGCGTTTATCAGGCGCATGGCGCGAGGATTAATCTGATTTTTCCGAATAAAAAGGAGGTCAGGATTAATGCACGGCATGACTGGACAGGTCACTCGCAGTGGAACTCCGCACACGGGCCTGCGAAAGCTGCTCAAATGGGCATTGATGACCATGTTGTAATAAGTGGTCATCGTCATATCAGTGGTTACCAGATTGTGAAGCAACCGAACTCTGGTTTAATCAGCCACGCGATACGGGTGGCTTCCTACAAGATATATGATAATTACGCGAAGCAACTTGGATTAAGAAATCAGAATATTTCTCCAGCGGTGCTGACTATTATTAATTCCGAGCGGGAGGATGATGATCCCGGTTTGATTACGGTCTTTCACGACATGGATACGGGGGTCGAGTTCTTGAAATTTCTAAGGCAGAAGAGGGTGGCTAAGAAATGAAGAAATTTTTAGCGATTTTGGGATTTTTATGTCTTTTGTCGCCTGTTGTGTGGGCAGACAGTTTATATGAAGCATCTCAAGATGTGCGCCAAAAACATGAGCAGATGCTCTATCCCACTGTTCTTGTGCGGGGGAGTGATAAATCCAGCGGGTCTGGAACGATTATATATTCTGATTTACGCGACAAGGAATGGGTTTCCCTGATTCTGACGAATTGGCATGTTATTAGAGGGAGTATAAACGTAACAAAAGAATGGGATTCTCAAAGGCAAGAGAAGGTTGAAAAAGAAGTTCGACGGCCAGTTCATGTTGATTTATGGGACTATAATAATTATTCAGAGGCAATTGGAACTATAGGCCGTCGAGCGGTTATTATGGCGTGGGACAAAGACCTTGATCTTGCGCTTCTGCAAGTACAGGACAAGGAGCGTCCTCTTCCATACATTGCGGAGCTTTATCCTGAAGACAAGGATGATGGGCCGTGGATTTTTCAGCAGGTCTTTGCCGTTGGCGCGGGGTTGGGGAAACCTCCCTTTCCAACGGAAGGACTTTTGGCGGGTTTTGCTCGCGATAAAAATGGAAAAAAATTATGGATGGCAACTGCCCCAATTGTCTTCGGAAATTCAGGAGGAGCCCTCTTTGTTTTTTCGCCTCGTGATACCTTTGAATTGATTGGTGTTCCTAGCATGGTGTCGGCCTATGGTTGGGGAAATATTGTAACTCATATGGGCTGGAGTCGCCCGATTCCTGAGATCAGAGAGTTCCTTAGAGGTAATTCTTACGGGTTCATCCTTGGTGATGAGCCTGTTGTGGATGAAGAAGAGAGTGATACAGATTAGCTGGTCAATATTTAATATGAACAGGAGATTGTAGATGCATCAAAACCCGATTATTTCAAGAACAATCCCCGAACCCTCTAGCCGTAAACACATTAAGGTTAAGGGCTTTGGTGCCGCGACCAAAGGTAATAAGTGGTACGCGGTTGCAGGTCAGACAGTGGATACTGCGCAAAAGTCACCTTCTAAATATGTCTCCAACATCAAGAAAGTGTAATTAATGTCTGAGTGTGGAGAAAATTGCCCCTGTGCCGAAGACGGTTGTGAAAATTGCTCTGAAGATTGTTCAGGGGATTGTTCGTGTCGCTCTTCCGAGATGAATAATGGCGATTGAAAAATCTATAGCGCAGGCTCCCTCATTTAGTAATGTTGAGGAAATCCCGAAGGGGCTTGACCCTGATGCTGTAGAAGAAGTGGAGATTGCCATCGTTAACCCCGATGCCGTCGCTATCGAGACAGAGGATGGCGGGATGGTGATTGATTTCAACCCACAATCCGATAAAGATTCGGAAGATGCTGATGAGCATAATGCGAATCTTGCTGAATTTTGTGACGATGAGTGCCTGCGGCATTTGGCGTCTGAGCTTATTTCCGAGTTTGACGGAGATAGAAGTTCTCGCAGGGACTGGGAAAGAACCTATACCAAGGGACTTGATCTTCTTGGTTTGAAGATTGAGGACAGAACCGCACCGTGGCCTGGAGCGTGTGGTGTTCACCATCCCATTTTGACAGAGGCTGTTGTCAGGTTTCAGGCCCAGGCGATAATGGAAATCTTTCCTGCCGGTGGCCCTGTTAAGACAAAGATTGTCGGGGAAATAACGGACGAGAAGGAAAAGCAGGCGCAGCGTATCCAGAATCATATGAACTATCTTCTCACTGAGAAGATGACAGAGTACCGCCCTGAAACGGAGCAGATGCTTTTTTCACTGCCCCTGGCGGGTTCTTCCTTCAAAAAAGTTTATTATGATCCGAATATGGGGCGTGTTTGTGCCCATTTTGTTCCTGCTGAAGATTTTGTTGTTTCCTATGGGGCATCGGACCTTCAAACCGCAAGCCGTTATACACATATCATGCGGAAGTCGGAAAACGACATCCGCAAACTGCAAGTTGCAGGATTTTACCGCGATGTAGAACTGCAAAAGGATTCTCCTGATTATTCCGAGATTCAGGAAAAATACAACGAGTTGGAGGGGGAGACCCCCTCATACGAGAATGATGATAGATATGTTTTATATGAAATTCATGCCGATCTCGATTTGGAGGGGTTTGAAGATACGGATAGCAGCGGTGAAAAAACGGGTATCGCCCTTCCGTATGTCGTCACGATAGCGAAGGGTTCGCAGGAAGTCCTCTCTATCAGAAGAAATTGGCACGAGGATGATGATGCGCGCGCGAAGCGTCTACATTTTGTACATTATCAATATATGCCCGGTCTGGGGTTTTACGGTTTTGGATTAATTCATCTCATAGGCGGTATCGCTAAGTCCGCGACCTCACTGCTGAGGCAGTTGGTTGACGCGGGGACGCTCGCTAATTTACCGGGCGGCTTGAAAGCGAGGGGATTGAGGATCAAGGGGGACGATTCTCCAATTTCACCGGGCGAGTTCAGGGATGTTGATGTTCCTGGCGGGGCCATAAAGGATAATATTACATTTTTACCATATAAAGAGCCTAGCAATGTTCTTCATTCTCTGCTTGGGGAGATTGTCGAGGAGGGTAGAAGGTTTGCTTCCGTTACCGATTTAAAACTTGCTGATATGAAGCAAGATGCGCCGGTTGGGACAACGCTTGCTCTGATTGAACGCTCGATGAAAGTTATGAGTGCGATTCAGGCGAGATTACACGAGGCCATGCGGCGTGAATTTATTCTTATTTCTGATATTGTCAGGGATTATGCTCCTGAGCGTTATGAATATGAT